CGGTCTCCATCACCGCGCGCCGGTGGTGTCGGCGGCGGCGTCAGGTCACGCCGGTCTCCATCACCGCGCGCCGGGGCTTGCTCCCGCGCGAGGCGTTGCAGGCGTTGCAGCCCGAACGCGATCGCGTCCGCAAGTCCGTCGAACTCTGCTTCCAATTCCGGGAGCGAGCGTTGCTCCGCACCGAGACGGAGTCCCGGGGCAATTCCTGCCAGCGCGCTGGTGGTCGCACTCGGGGTCGGCTTCGCCTTGATCGCCGCGATGTCTTGCTCGAGCTCCAGACGCCGTGCGCCAAGCGCGTTGAGCCGTTCCGCCAGGACCACCTGATCATCGATCTGCCCGAGCGTGTCGATCTGCGGCCGCGAGAAGGCGAGGTCCGGATTGAGGATCAGATTCCACGCATCGAGCAGATCGCCCAGCTTGACCGTGAGCTTGCCGATCGCGATCAACGCCTGGGCGACGGCCGTGCCGATCTGGCCGACCGCGATGGAGAATTCCCGAATCGCGTCGGTGTTCTGTTCGACGAAGGTTTCCATCTCGGCCAGCGGCCCGCCGGCGCGCTCGAGCGCATCGGCCAGGGCGGGGATCGCGACGGTGCCGGCCTCGATCAGCACGATGTTCAACCTGTTCTTCAGGCGCTGCCAGAGATTCGTGATCTCACGATTCATGATCTCGAACGCCCCTTCGGCGGCGCCGGTGGCGTTGCGCATGTTCTCGACCTGCTTCGCGAATTCCTCGGCCCCCGTCCCGGCGATCACCGCGGCGGCGCGGAACGACCGGAGATCCGGCACGACGCGTTGCAGCGTCGTGATGTTGCCTTGGGTAGCCTGCTCCAATTGGGCCAGCAATCCCTGGAACCCGTGCGCGCGTAGACCGGCGACACTCCACTCGACGCCGAGCTCGGCGGCGGCCGCCTTGGCCTCAGCCGAGGGACTGACGATCGACAGCAGCAACCGGTTGAGCGACGACATCGTCTCGGCCGCACTGATGTTGGCCTTGGTCATCGTCGCGACGGCGGCCCCAATTTCCTCAAACGAGATGCCGAGCAACGACGCCGTGGGCGCGACCGTCCCGATCTCCGACGCCAGCTGGGTGAAATTGATCTTCCCCCCCTTGACGGTCTGGAACATCACATCGGAGACTTGCGTTGCGCGGTCGGCCTCGAGGTTGTACGCGTTGAGGACTCCCGTGATCGCGTCGACCGCGGTAAAGGTGTCCGCGATGCCGCCGACCGCGGCCTTGGTGGCGACCTCGAGGACCTGGATGGCCTCCGTCGTGTCGCTGATGCCGGCAGAGAGGACCTGATAGAGTCCGGCGCCGAGCTCGTTGGGGTCCTTCGGCAGCCGGCGTGACAGGTTGAGGATCTCGTCGCCTAACGCCTGCGTCTGCTTCCGGACGTCCCCATCCAGGAGAGTTCCCACCTCTGCCATGGCGGCGCTGAAGCGCGCGGCCGCGCGCGTCGCGGCGACCAGCCCCGCGGCCACCGTGGCGACCAGGACGGTACCCAGGCGCTTGCCAATCCGGATCAGGCGTTCCTTGCTGATGCCGAGCCGCTTGAACGCGCGTTCCGTGCGCGAGAGCGCAGCACTCCCGACGTCACGAATCCGGATCCAGATCGAGACTTGTTCGTCAGGCACGACTCACCACGATCTTGGGGAGAGGGATGCTGTTGGGATACGCACGGGCATGCAGTTGGTCCGCTTTGTCCTGGCTGCCGCCGAACGCGCCGGCGGCCCCGGCCAGGACATACCAGAGGCGTCGGGCATCAAAGCGATCGAGGCGCTCCACGTTCGCGCGGAACAGCGGCCACGGCGTCTGTCCCAGTCCGGCCATCCCATAGGTTTCGCCGTACTCCGCGATCACATCGTCGAAGGTGGCGGAGCCGTACCGTCCACCGCCGCCGTCCTGGACCTCCAGGTCCCGCTGTTCAGCACCGAAAAAAAATCCTGCACCGCTCCGAAGAACTGGTCGGGGGGTAACGCACCGAGCGCGGGCTGCTCGACGGCGTCCGGAAATCGTTCAAACAGCTCGGCGACATGTTCGGCGGATCGCTCCGAGTTGATGCGGTGCAACAACCGCAGAAACGGCACCGACTCGGCGACGGTCAGCGGTTTCAGCCGCAGGACGGTCTCGCCGACGGCGATCTCGACCCGATCGAAGGCCGCAAAGAAGGCAGGCTCGGGCATCTATGAGACAATCACCGAGAGCCCGGCGACGCGGTACGTCACGGTGTAGGCGGTGAAGGTGTTGTGATCCGCGTGCCGGATCGCGGTGGGAATACACCCCGTCGCCTGGATCTCGGGCATCGCGTATTGCGTGCTGCCCCACTGCACGTCGATGTCGCGTGCGGTCCCCGCCCGGCGATCGGCATAGGGATCGTACGTGCCGAGCGCGTCCACCAGACCCTGGATCTCGATCTCCGGATTATGCTTGCTGATGAAGTACCCGAGCAATCCATCCGCGGCATTCCCGCTCTCCAGCAGCTGCAGCGTGGGGTTGGTGCGGAGTCGAAATTCCTGGAAGTCCGGGGACCAGGCGCCGACCGTCAGGCCGCTGTCCACGACATTCGGGGCCTCGGTGTCATCGAACACGAGTCCACCGGGCACCGCCGCGGCGGTGATGGTCAGCAACTGCGCGGACCACTCCTGCTCGATGCGCAGAATGTTGCCCGCGGCCGCGACGATCGTCGTGCCGCACACCCCGCCCACTAGCTTCCACAACGTCCCCGCCTGGTAGATGTACACCGTGGCGGACTCGTGGCCGGAGCTCGCGGGCGCGTAGGTGACCGTCTCGCTGCCGCCGGTCAAGTCCAGGGTCTCGCTGTACGCGCTCGCGCGCCAGGCCGGACCCGATTCCGGCTTATTCGACGCGCTGATCGCCGTCGTTACGCCCTTGAATTCCACTGTTAGGCGGAACGTCACGATCTCGCCCTCGGGCGTGCCCGGCGGGGGCGGCAGCAGCGTGCCGCTATTCACGTCTTCGCGCGTGTTGGGGAAGTGGAAGTCGTGATCGGTGTTCGTCCACGTGAGGCCCACGACGCGTACCGCATCCGCGCCCGGGACCGGCTCCGCGTCGGTACCGCGCACGGACTCTGGTTTGATTAATACGGCTAAGGCGTCAACACTGACTGGGGTCGTCATCGGTTACCCTCCCGCGCCTGTTTGCGTTTCGCCGCGCGCACCGTTGCGCCGTCGATCGGCTTCGGTGGCTTGGTCGCCGCCACGATTTCACCGTTGACATAGCTACCGCCGACGATGCCTTCCGCAGCGGGCGCGCGCCCGGTGCGTGGTGCCGGTGGCTTCGCGGGCGGCGTCTGCCCGCTCGTGACCTTTGATTCGTGTGTCATGGGAGATCGTCTCGTACCTGGTAACGGGGAAACAACGGCGCCGCGGCCAGCGTCCCACCGTCGAGCTGCGCCCAGGACGCCCCTTCGGTGAACGATGCCGTCCGCGTGATGTAGATCTGGTTGCGCTTCCGCGCGTCGACCTGGTCGTTGCCGTTCAATCGGTTGAGCGACCGTCGTGCCGCGCGGCGGTACAGCATCGCATCCCGGAGGCCTGCCGCGGTCTGCGCGGTACCGACGACGAAGGCCAGCCCGATCGTCAGCTGCCCCTCGGTGCCCTGGGTGACCTGGTTCGCGACCCAACCCTCGATCGCCAGATCATCCGGATCGAACACGAAGCCGAAGGGCGTTGGCCGCTCGTCCGGATCCGCAAAGAGCCTGGCGACGTCGTTGGCACGCGTCGTATCGACGATGGCCGTCAACGCCGGCGGCGCGGACTCACCGTCATCCAGCGGGATGCTGCCTAACAGCGCGTTCACGCCGTGGGTCGGATCATTCAGGAAGTCGGTCACCATCCGCAGGACATTCAGCTTCATGCCTTCACCACGATCAGGGCGGTCAACGCGCCGTCTTCGAGCAGCTCGCGCCGGCGGAACTGATACCGAATCCCATCGACGTCGAACTCGTCGTCGACCGCCAGCGCGGCCAGGATCCCGACCGTCAGCTCCGCCGTCGCGACGGCGACCATCGTTTCCGTGGCGGCCAGTTGGAGGGGCGTCCCGTCCATGGTCACCGGCGCCGACTCGAAGTCGACGAGGACATTGGTGGTCTGCCCCTCGTAGGTCAGGCACTCGCCGAAGTCGGCAAGCAGATGCGGCAGGTCCTGCGTCCGGTATGCCACGCGCGGTTACTGCTCCTCGTGATCCGGATCCTCGTCCTCGTCCGTCCCGTCGAGTTCCACCATCCGTGCTTCGATCGCTTCGAGGGCGGTCGCGCGGTTCTTGTGGTCCCGCTCGGCGTTATGCAACTCCTCGAGCACGGTGTCTTCCGTGACGGTTTGCAGGTGCTCCTTCAACTTCTCGACGGAGAGCGTATGCGGCGGTGCCGCGTCGTCGTCGGAGGCCGACGCGGCAGCCGACCCGACGGCGACGATGACCCCGCGGTCCCGCAAGCGCCGAGCTTCGTCGTCCGCGAGCGCCGGGAGCGTTTGCCCCGGCGCGTAGTAGGTCTTGTCGATCTTCACGGTCTGCGCCGCGATGTGTGTGTCCTTGGCCATGAGGGCCTCCCGTTACGGTGCGACGACGGTGGCGCAGAGGCTCGCGTTGACCCGGTAGGGCACCACGAGCGGCGCGCTCTGCATCAGCAGCCACCGCACCGCGGGGTCCTCCTCGAGCCAGGACTTCGAGAAAAACCGGGTGGCTGTGTACCCCGCCTTCTCGTCCTGGATGGCCCCGTACGCCCGCACGCCCTCGAGCTGCGCGCCGCTGACGATGACCGTGTTGTCCGGCAGCATCTTCTGTTCGACGCCGGCATCGTCGATGTACCGGTCCTGGTAGATCCAGATGTCGTAATCGCCGATGTTGCCGCCGTATCGCGCCTTACGACCAGAGCGCGGTCCGATCTCGGCCGTGGAGGCGGAGCCTCGGCGATTGTCCAGGAGGGCTTTGACTTCATCCTTCCCGCGGAACAGCCGCCACGCTAACGGATCCATCACGACGTCCATCCCGACCGCGCCGGATGTTTGCTGGATCAGATCCCCCCACGTCTCCAGATCGTCGATGACCGTGGCCGTGGTCTCACTCCACTGGGCCCCGCTCGTCAGCGCAACGGTCAGCGCGGACGAGCGCGTGAAGTCGACGACGACCGTGTCGTAGCCTTCCCCGGTCACGGTGACCTTGCCCGTGCGGAGCGCCTCGGACGCCATCACTTCTTCGCGCCGGGTGAGCATCTCCAATTGATCCATCAGCTCACGGCGCAACGCCAGATCCCGCCGCGCTTGCGGCGACAGCGACCCGCCGATCTGCTCGCCGATCCAGCGCTTCATCGGCGCATCGGGCTTGAAGCTCCGCTTGTCCTTCGCGTACGCCGGACGGAACGTCTTTGTCGCCCATCCTTTGCTCTGCACCACCTTGCCCGCCACCATCGGGTGGACGAACGGCGTGATGCGCTGTTTGGTGGTGTCGACGTCGAAGTGGATGTCTTCCGTGTCACCCGTCTGGACTTCGCGGAAGAACAGGTTCAGGAGGAACGCTAGCGGCTCGTCCAGGGACGCGACCACGCGCCGCAGCACACCAGTCGAGAAGATATCCATGCTCGTCGTGCTCCTTTATGCCTGCACGCGTCGTTAGGACGCGACCGTGGCCTTGAGGTAAATGCCCTTCTCGGCAAGGGCGGTCTTCGTACTGGCGATCGTATGCGCGGTCCCGAAGACGAGTTTCTCGTCCGCGAACTCACCGGTCAGCCACACGCGGCCCGCCTTGTCGGCGCCCGTGGCATCCACCGCATCCATCAGGATCGCGCGCGGCACTTCCGATCCGTCGCCCGCGGCGCTGAGCGACAGATTCCACTTGTCGCTGGCCGTAATGCGCCCGAGCACCGAGCCCGCGGCCAGCACCTGGCCGGTGATGATGACGACCTCTGCCTCGACGCGCGGAAAGTCACCAGCCAGGAGCCAGTCGAGGCTCCGCGCGGCCGACGCAAAGGAAGGGGTTCCGTAGTCAGTCATAGTGCGTTCGTCTCCTTATCCGCTGAGTTCACACTGGGCGCGCTGGCAGGTTGCGGCGGACGACCGGCGTTGAGGATGCGTGCGGCGAGTTGTTCCTCCTCCGTCGCACTCTCGCTCTCGCCCGCGCTGGGGTTCGGGAACTTGTTCTGGGTCTCGTCCTGCTCGAGCGACTGCAGGTGATCCGTTTTGGCGGCACGCTCCTGCTGCTTCATCTTCAGCGCCGCGGCCTCGGGCGTGCACAACGGATCTTCCTTGCACGCGGTGATGAGCGCCTCGTAGCCGGGCTCCGTCAGCTGCTCGATCGCGAGTAGCCGCTTACGCTCGGTCGTGGCACCAACCTCACGCCCTTTCTGCTCACCGGCGGTTTCGCCAGCGGTGCGCCCCTTCGCGATCAGCACGTTGGCCGCCTCGGCGTCAGTGGCTTCGAACGCGGCCGCGCGCTGCTCGGGAGTCTGCGCGGCCGTCGTGTCCTTCGTCGTATCACTCATGATGGACGAATCCTTGGTGGTGGCAGCCGCGCTGCCCGGGACAGAAATTGAGTTCCTCGAGCTGATCTGCTCGACGAGCTCGGCGTGCAGTTCCTCCAGCGTGCGGACGCGTTCGGCCATCCCCGCGTCGACAGCCTGCTGGCCGATGAAGACGTCGCCCTGGCCGTAGTCGGCAAGGACCGTCTCCTCGCTCACGCCACGGTAGCGCGCGACGCGTGCGATCACGACGGCCGCGATGCTATTCACCTCGCGCTGGTGTTGCTCGTGTCCGGTTTTCGTTTTGGCATCCGGACGCTTGAGCGGAGACTGCGAAGAGATGATCTCGATCTCCTCGATGCCTTCCATCGCGTCACGCTTGCGGAAGTCGACGATCGATTTGACGACCCCCAGACTGCCGAGAATCGACAGATCCGTCGCGACGATCTCCTGGAACGCGCTGGCCAGGACGTAGCCGGCCGACGCGCCGAGTCCACCGACGTGCGCGATGAAGGGTTTCGTGTCGGCCGCGGCGAACTCCGCCAGCAGGTCCGCCGTCTCGAGCAAGCCGTTCACGTCGCCGCCCGGCGTATCGAACTCGGCCACGACCGCGCCGACGCTCGGGTCCTCCATCAGGCGGTTGGCGTCGCGCGCCAGGCGTTCGTACGTGGTGGCGCCGCTGATCGCGCTCAACAGGTCCGCGTGCTTGAACAGCGGACCCGTGATCTCGATCGTGGCCACGCCGTCCCGCACGGTCGTGTGCTGCACGTTCTCGAGCGTCTCGCCCGTCTCTTTGGCGATCGCGGCCAGTAAGCCGGGATCCTCCGCCGCGATGGCGAACATGGTCTCGTAGTAGTCGCGCATGATCGCCCACGGCCGACTGACGAGCGCCTGCAGCGCGCGACGATGCCCGTTACGCTTCGGCATCATCGTCCTCGTCGGGCGTGGTGTCGTCCTCTGCTGTGTCACGCGCTCCATCGGCGCCGGCGAGCCCGTCTTCTCGACGCATCCGCTCTTCCTTGGTGCGCTGCCGGTGCTTCCGCTCCCAGTCTCCGCCCGTCGTCAACGCGGTCACTTCATTCCGCGTCATGAATTCCTCGCTGACCGCGACCTGGTACGCCTTCATCTCCTTCAGCGGATCGATCTGCGCCTGGCCGGGCCCGTGCCATTCGGTGCCGAGCCACGCCGCACGCATCAGCGGATCCGTCAGGAAGCCCGGCGCCGGAAGGAGGTTGCGTGCGACGGCCTCGCTGATCGCGAACTCGTACGACGGCTGACAGAACGCGCCGGCGAACCAATGCCGCTTGGTCGTGAATGCGCGCCACGCTTCCAGCAAGGCGGCGCGGGCGGCGGAGTACGACGACTCGAAGTGCTTGATGAGCAGCTCGAACGGGATCTCGATCGCTACGCCCACCTCGCGCAAGATCGACTGCACGAACGGATCGAACTTGTCGTTCGGGCGCCCGGGGTTGACCGTCTGGATGTCCTCGCCCGGCTCCAACCCGACCATCGTGCCATACCCCAGCTTGTAATCCGTCTTCGGATCGCCGCTCTGCTGCTCGAGCCCCTCCAACGATTCCAGCAGGGTGTTGCTCTCATCGGACGCGCCCTCGGATTTGACGAAGACCGTGAACATGGCACTCACGACGGCGGCCATCAGTTCGGCGTCGCCATACCGCGCGAGCTGCTTCAGCTTCTCGATCACCGGGGCTAGGACCGGCACGCCACGCGTTTGTCCGGGACGCAGTGGCCGCACGACGTGCAGGACCAGGCGCATCCCCGTCGACCCGAACGCCGGCACCTGCCGCCACACCACCGGTTCCCCGGTGAACGTGATCGCGTTCGGATGGCGGTTCGTGTAGTGGTAACGGGTGGGGGCGCCATCCGGATCCAACTGGACGCCGGCGATGAGACGATCGATGTCCGGCAGGTGATGGGGGTTGCAGACGCGTTCGGCCTCGAGGAGTTGGAGCTTCGTGCCTAACAGATCGCCCCGTCGCTGACGGTGGCGACGGATGGCCAGCACGTCCCCGGCTTCGAAGATCGCGCGGAACGCGACTTCCTGCAGACCGGCGAACGCCTGGCGGCGCGTGAGATCACACTGCGCACACCACACGCGGAAGATGCGCTCGGCCATGTTCTCCCACTGCTCGGCCTGGTCTTCGGACAATCCGAGGTATTCGTGGTCGAGGGTGGCCTTCGGGCGAAGGCCGGCGCCGATGACGTTCGTCGTGGTGGTCTGCGCGGCCCCCGCGGCCCAGCCGTTATTGCGGAGGAGATCACGCGAGCGGCCGCGCAGGGTCGGCAGGTCGTAGATCGTGTCGTCATCGGCCGACGTCTCGATCGGCCACCAATCTTTGAGGGCGCGGCGGACCGACGACGCGCCGTCGTACGACAGCGCATTGATCCGCGGAATGTTGACCTGCGACGCGGGCATCCCGGCGCCGGTCATCACATAGTGCATTGGGTGCTGGAGTCTCACCACCCGGGTCACCCCGTCGGCACGATGCCGCGGACACGCATGCCACCACCGCGACGCAGACGCTGTTCGTGCGTGCGCTCTTTGTCGAGCCGATCGTACAGGATCTTCAGGTCACCGCGCCGGAAGGTACGGCCGAGGACGGTGTATTCCTGCGCGCCGGCCTCGATGTGCTCGATGGCGACCTGGACGCTCAACCGACGTTGCCAGGCCTCGAGGAAAGGAAGGTCCGAAGGGGAGTAACTCGTACCGGCGATCGAGCCGGTCCCGCTGAGCTCCACCTCGTGTATCGCGGTCTCTACATTGGTCAGCCGCTGTTGCGAGAAGGTTTGCGATGCGCCCATACGGGAAGCATCAATGGGCGATCACGGGTGCGCGGACAACCCAATATGCATCCTCGACATATGTCCAGGATGCATAAAGGTACGACGCGCGTATTCTTATAGCTGGTGGTCGTGTCCTACCACTCCCCGGCGGGGTTGAACCGGTTGCGTTGCACGAGCCGGTACGTGTTGCCGGCGCCGTCCCGCGGGCCCAGTTCCACGAGCGTGGCCTCGACCAGCGTCTGCAGAGCACGGCTCACGGTGCTCTGATCGGTGTCGAGCGTCAGCGCCAACACGTGCTGCTTCACGTGCCGATATACGCGGAAGTCCAACTCCCCCACCAGGATGAAGTACACGCGCAACGTGTGCGGCGAGAGCGTCTTATCCTTCGCGAGTTCTTGCAGCATCGTGGTCGGGATCACAGCTCCACTCCCTTCGAGAGCACCCCTCCACGTCGGGGCTTGGTCGCCGGGGCACTGGCGCGCTCGCTCGTCGTGCCATTGGCACGATCGACCCATCGTGCCATGTGGTCCGTCACGCCCGCGCCCAGGAGATGGAACGCCGCCAGGTTCAGCACCTTCAAGTCGATCGCCTCGTTCCGTTTGCGGATCTGCTTGTAGTAGCGCACTCGGCGGCCGCGGACGGTCCGATAGTCGATCTTCTCGGCTTTCAGCTGCGCGAAGTACTCCTCGTCGAGGCCCGTGTCGGTCGGTGCCCCGAAATGGATGTAGCCCGGGCCCGGCTCCTCCATCGCCAAGCGCGGAAAGAGCTTATCCTTCGCCGTGTCGGTGCCGACCGTGACCAGGCGAATCCGGTGCCGGTCCGGTCGCTGCGCGCGTTTCACGAGTTGGACGTGATCGCCCCCGAGTCCCTTCGCCGCATACACGCGTCGCCGTTGCCGCGGCTTGACGAACCCGTACACCTCGTCCGCGAGATAGCCGGAGTCGATCAGGCAGCACATGATGCGCAGCGTCGATCCGGAGGCGTGCGCCCAGGGTTTCGTCAGCAGGGCCTCGAGCGCCTCCCACACGTCACCGTCGACGGGGTCCCCGTAGATGCGCTCGTGGGTCAGCGTCCAGGATTCGTGCCCGACGCCCCACCCATCGACCTCCAACTCCAGACGATCCGCTTGCACGTCGACGCCCGCGGTAAGAATTCCGACGGGTTTCGGCACCTCGGCGTGGTACCGCTCACGCCGGCCCGCCAGCTTTGTGTCGTTGAACACCCATTGCTCGGGATCCCAGACATCGGCCAGTTTCAAGTTGACGAAGGTTTTCAGTCGCTCCGGATTGCCGCGCACGTTGAGGAACATCCTGGCCATGTCGGCCCAACTGAAGAACGGCGAGACCATGACGTTGCAGTGAAAGCCCGCGACGTCGGTGATCTCGGGTTTCAGCGGCTTCCAGTACCCGGCGGATAACATAGCGGGCTTGTCGATCTCGTCGATCAACCCGCCACACGCCTTGCACAGGTACCGCGCGGTCTCTGGCAGGTGGTGGCCGTGTTTGTCCTTCTCCCAGATCAGCCGGTAGTCCCCGTCCGCATCGCGCCACTGGAGGAACTGCTCGTGTCCGCACAATGGGCACGGCACCCAGTACTGGCGCTGGTCGCTCTCCTGGTAGGCCTCGTCCACGCGCGACGGCTCATCCGCCGGCGTCGAGAAATGCACCTGAATCGCCAGGTCGCCGTACGTGTCGGTGCGTGCGGCCCCGAGCTCGATCGGATCACCCTCCGTGCCGGCGGACGCGGGGAAGCGGTCGACCTCGTCGAAGAACGCGCACCGCACCGGAGACATCGACAGCCCCGCGGCGCTGTTGGCGCCGATGACGGAGAGGTAGCCGCCGGGGAACGTCTTCTCGAGCACGGTATTCGCCGAGTCCCGGGTGCGCGCCTCCCCGACCTTCCGGCGGAGACATGGCATCGCCGCGACCATGGGTGCGAACCGGGTGCGTGACCATTTCCGGGCCATCGGATCGACATTCGGCAACACGATGAGCATCGGAGACGGATCCTGGGCGATGAAATACGCGACTGCGTTGATGATGACTTCGGTCGCCGCGACTTGGTTGGGCTTCTTCCAGACGACCGACCGATACCGCGCGTCCCCGATCGCATCCATGATCTCGCGGGTGTAGGGGACCAT